TCAACAAGCCACGCGGCTTCCTTGATTACCCAACAGGCACCGACCTGACCAACTCAATTGAGCAGGTCAACACGGGCGTGAACGGTGCATTTGCAGCGGCTCCAAACGGCGGCGACGTTCTGATCACTGCGCTTTACGGCCTCAAGGCTCAGTATAAGGCAAACGCGTCTTGGTTCATGAACCGCACGACATCGGCTCTGACGCGCAAGCTGAAAGACAGTGACGGCGCCTATATCTGGTCCCCTGGCATTGCGGCTGGTCAACCTGCTTCATTGCTGGGCTATCCGATTGCGCCTTTTGAGGACATGCCAAACCCTGCAACAGGGTCTTTGTCCATTGCTGTTGGTGACATGCGCGAGGCGTACCAGATCGTTGACCGCTTGGGCATCCGCATGTTGCGCGATCCGTTCTCAGCCAAGCCAAAGATCCAGTTCTACGCAACTAAGCGCACTGGCGGCGACATGATCAACGGCGAAGCACTCAAGATTGTTAAGTTCGCAACCTAACTAAAACGGGGCGGTGATCCTGCCGCCCCGTCAATACTACCGCATAGGAGTTAAAAAATGCGTGATATGATTTCAAACCTTCAGACAACCGACTTGTCTACGGATACGCTTTCTGGCGTCACACCAAACCAATCCACATGGTTAGACGTTAAGGGCTTTTCTGGCGCTGCAATTGAGTTGATGACCGGCGCGGTTACTGACGCAGGCACGGCTGCAGGCTTTACCGCCACATTGCAGCACAGCGACACAACGGCGGCGGCTGATGCGGTAACAGTTCCAACTGCTGACACGACCAACGCGGTCAACTCCCTGACTGTCACGTCTGACGATGACGACAACATTCTTGTTGGCGTTCTGGGTTACAACGGGTCTAAGCGATACATCCGCTTGAACTATGTCGGCACGAGTGGAACGGACGCAATTGTCCGCACCGTTGGCCGCATGGGCAAGCCACACACCGCCCCAACAACCTACGTTGGAACTGGTGTAGCAGCTACATAAATTTAGCGACGGGCCGGTTTGCGCTGGCCCGTTTTGTAAATTTAGGGGATTAAAATGGCTGAGATTGCATATCAAGTATCAACCACAACGGGCGGCGATAAGCTCTTGACATGGGCAAGCGTTACAGAGGCGGACACCTTCCAACAATACCTCTTGACCGAAGTTGTGTCGGAGATATCAACGCACATTTCTGGCACGTTTGGCGGGTCTACTGTCACGGTAAAGGGCGGCAATGTCATCTCGGAAATGCTAGGAATGACGCAAATTGGCGGGGACACTGCGGTTGCAACCGTTGCTGATATCTTCAGCATTCTTGACCGCCCATTGTATATCCAGCCAACGCACGCGGGCGGGTCATCTACTACGCTCAACGTCTATATGCTGGTGCGCAACTAATGGGCTACAGCGTGCTTGATTTTAGGCGGCGCAGAGCTTCAGGTGCATTTTTGGCTATTAGGCTTTTTGCAGGAGGAGGCTTGGGCCTTCTTTACAACTCGTCTGACCTGTCCACGCTGTTTCAGGATAGTCCAGGAACAACGCCAGTCACAACGGCGGGGCAATCTAACGGGCTGACGCTTGATAAGTCGCGGGGGTTAGTGCTGGGGGCTGAGTTAATCACGAATGGTGATGGTGCAAGCGCGGTGGGCTGGTCTGGTGCGAGAGGGTCTGAGACGGTAACGGCTACGGGTGGTAGAATACGGGCTACTTCTAATAACGGATCGACTATGGGAGTCGTCCAAGAATTGACGGGGCTGACAGCAGGAGGTTTCTATAAGGTTAAGGAGGATGGCTTCAATAGTACGTCAGGCAGTATCCTGCTACGATTGCAACCTTCCTCGACATTAGGTGCAGGCGAAAATTTGGCAGTCGGTTCTTCTGGCTCAGACGCCTCGTTTGATGGGTATGCGACTGCCGAGGATGAAACACTTTATATCGGCGCTATAGCTGCATCTATTTCCGCAGGCGAGTTCATAGAAATAGACAACATCTCATTTCGTGAACTTCCTGGCAACCACGCAAAACAACCTTCCACATCTTTCCAATCAAAATACCAGACTGGGCCAGATCGCAAAGTCTACGATGGTTTCGACGACAGGGATGAAACAACCCTAAAGCCTACAACTGCCGGAACCCTTGCGGTTCGGATGCGCAGCAATACGGCGTCAAAGGTGGCAATCGGCTCACAACCTTCTTCGAATGGGCGCTGCTACATCGGCCTTGCATCAGATGGATCATTGGCGGGCGGTATTGGCACACAAGCCACAAGCGTCATCAAAGGGTCAACTGACGTTCGCACGGCGTGGGTAACGGGCATCCTGACTTGGGATGGCAGCACGGTAACGCTCTACCAAGACGGAGTGTCAGTCTATAGCGCAGCGCAAAGCGGGGCAGTCAACACAACGACTGATTTTACCCTGGGCGCTCTAAATAACAACGGTACGGCTGCTGCTTTCCATGCCGGCGACATCGCACGGGCGCTGGTTCTTAATCGCGCAATAACCACAACCGAGGTCACGGACCTCTCAACACTTTGGGGAACTATTTCATGAGCAATGTACCATGTATTCTTATCGTCACAGCATCACACGCGGTTGATATGTCAGCCGTTCTTGAGGCGCAGGGACGCGGGCCAAACACCTTCACGCAAGGGCGTCGATTGGTTGCTGTTGGCACTGGTTCACCTGTTGTCGCCCGTTTTGCGCAAGATATGAACGCCACCACTGCACTTGAAGCTGCGTGGCGGGCTATGGCGGCTGACAATGACCTGCCTGCCATCTCTGGCGTATGGGGCGAGAACGGCGTGATTAGCGCGGCTGATGCTCAGGCTGCAATGGCTGGCCTGTCTGTGCATTCTGTCGCTGGTGTTATTCCTGACGACTGGACCGCAAGTGTGTTGGCTGGTCACAACTATGCGTTTGAACCTGAGCCGGAAATTTAATTAAGGAGCGCGACAATGAAAGCCAAGATTACACACAAAGACGGCTACAACGCGGCACCTTTGGGTCACACGGTTGAGCATTACCCATACGGCGCTGCTGTTGATGGGGACGTGGCTAAGTGGGCGCTTGCGGACGGTAAAGCCAGCGCGGACTTTGACCCACGGTCTGAGACTAAGGTTTTTGCGCCGACTGAAACCAAGGATGCGCCAGTGATGCGCCAAAAAGGTAAACGCAAATGAGCCTTCGCAGCCCTGTCCAAATAAACAACCCGCGCGGCTCTGTAATCGTCACACAGCCCGCAATTGAGCCCGTTACAGCAGCGGAGTTCAAGGCGCAGGTGCGTGACGACGCGCTGACAGATGCCGAGGCTCTGGCGTGGGTTACAACGGCCCGCGCGTATATTGAGGAAATGAACAACTTTGCAATTATCACGCAGACATGGAAGCTGGCGCTGGATCGCTGGCCTTCTGGTCGCGAGAAGTGGTGGGACGGCGTGCGGCAAGGTTCGCGGGCTGAGTTGTTTGGGCCGTCGTCCTATTCCGATGTGCCGTTGCCACGGTATCCCCTGAAATCGATCACAAGCGTCACGACGTTTGACAGCAGCGACAATGCAACGGCGGTCACGGTTGCCGATGTGTTCAACGTGGACACGTATCGCACGCCGGGGCGCATTGCCTTGCGAACGGGGCAGACGTGGCCGACAGCACTGCGCGACACAAACGCAATTGTCATTGACTATGTGGCTGGCTATGGCAGCGCGGCGGGTGATGTGCCTGCCCCGATCAAACAGGGCATTCTGTTAATGGCGGCAAGCCTGTACGAGAACCGTGGCGACGGGTGCTCCACTGTTGACGCATACGCCATGAGCGGCGCTCGCGGCATGGTTGAGATATACAGGGCAAAGGCTATCTGATGATCGACCTAATTAACGCAGACTGCCTTGACGCCATGCGCGACATCCCAGACGGGTCTGTTGATATGGTCCTGACAGACCCGCCCTATGGCACAACGGCTTGCAAGTGGGATTCGGTGATACCGTTTGAGCCTATGTGGGAACAAGTATGGCGAATTTGCAAACCAAAAAGCGCAGTTGTCCTGTTCGGTCAAGAGCCATTCAGCAGCGCCTTACGCATGAGTGCTGTTAAGCAGTTTAAGTACGACTGGTATTGGCGCAAGAATAAGCCGTCAGGGTTTACAAACGCGCGCCTAAAGCCGCTCAAGGACATAGAGGTACTGTCTGTTTTCAGCGAGGGCAGTACAGCAAACGGCGCGAAGGCAAACATGCCATACTTTCCTCAAGGCGTACAGGCAGGTAAACTGCGGGTCCGCCCGCAAGCATATGAAAAATCAAGCGACGTAAGCCCAGACAGGAAGTCTAGGAACCCTATTGAGATGGGTAAAGGATCAGGATACCCGCGCCAAGTTTTAGAAGGTTACATTCACCACGCGAACACTCAGGCCCACCCCACTCAAAAGCCCGTTGCCCTGATGGAGTACTTAATCAAAACCTACACCCAAGAAGGCGAAACCGTTCTCGACTTCACAATGGGCAGCGGCACCACTGGCGTGGCTTGCGCGAAGCTGGGCCGGTCGTTCATAGGGATTGAAATGGACGCGGACTACTTTGCCGTGGCGTCTAAGCGGATCAACGGGAGCCTTATCTAATGGTCACGTTTGAGATATCCCTAACCGACGCATGGCAAGAAGTGTTGAGCGGCGGTTCGCGCCTTGCGTTTGACGGGTTGTCGGCATCAACGGCTTATATCTACTTTTCGGAATCTGCGGACAACCCAGGCACGGCTGAAGGCAACGCGATTTATACATGGCCGAGCGGCTGGGACTTTGAGGCTGTCGGTATGACTGACGCCAATCAGCGCATATGGGTTCAGGGTTCGGGCGATATTCGCGGGGTTCGGGGGTGAAGTTTCTAGGCGCTGACGCCAAACCATCAGGCATTGCAACGCTGGATTTCGGCGCATCAAACAAAACTGCGAGCATTGTTGTCACTGGCGTCAAGACGGCATCATCAACCTCGGTTGTGCTGGTCAAAATGCGCATTGAAGACACAGACGACCACGTTGCAGAGGATCTGTTGATTGATCCCATCCGCGTTGAGGCGTTCGCAATCGTGGCGGGGACGGGCTTTACAATATACGGCACAATGGAAAACGCGCCTGCAAATGGCAAATACAACGTCCAGTGGGCATTAGTTTAGGAAAATACAATGGCAGTAGAACTTAAAGGCGGCGATAGCACAGATCTTGCAGGTGTGTTTCCAGTTTCAAAATCGCTTAAAGTAACAGTTATGGACGATCAGGGAGTTGTGGGTTTTCAATCCCTTCCGATACCGATTGCGGTGACTGACGTGCAGGCATTAAACGACGATCTAATTGCGTCCCTTGACGTGTCTCAGTACAAGTTTATCAGCCTGCAGCTAACTGGTAATTGGGTGGCGACTATATCTTTTCAAGGCTCCAATGATGGCGGCACGTTTTACCCTATTGTCACATCAAACCCAAGCGGCGGGCTGGCAAATGGCGAAACATCAACCACAGAAAATAGGTTGGTAAAGGTTCCAACGATTTATAGGTTCGTGCGTATCCGCGCGACAGCCTACAGTTCAGGCATTATTGAGGGCGTTGCGTTTGGGCATAGGGACGAAAATTCATCGGGCCTTATTGCTGCTATTGGTCCTGTTACGCTAAACCCTGAGACAACCAAAGTCATTGGCACGGTCAATGTTGCCGACAGCCCCGCAGAAACATATGAACAAGTCATCACTGCCGCGACCACAAACGCCACGTCTGTTACAACCGGGGCAACCAAACTGCGCACAATTAGCCTTGTCAACGGTGTTGCAACTCTGCGGTTTTTTAAGATTTACGACAAGGCATCGGCACCAACGGTCGGCTCTGACACGCCAGTCATGACCCTAACCATGTCCCCCAACGCTCCAAGCCCGTTTACTCTGCCAAACGGCGGCTTAAGCCTTAGTCTAGGCTTTGCTTACGCAATGACGCTTGGAGTTGCAAACAGCGACACAACGGCGGACTCGGTTGTTGGCGCGGTTACGGGCATCCTTGGCTATACAGAATGACAATTGATTTTTCGCGCGGGGCGGCGTAGGGTGTGATGGTAACAAAGGAGAATAAACCATGACGCACTCGCAAGTCTTTATACACGCTGGTTTAACGCAAATAATTGCCTACGCGTTCTTTATAGGCACGGCATTTATGACATCTAACATTTTATTGGCGGTTTTGCCTTATGCCGTGATAGTCGCGATAGGGTACGCTCACGTTAAGCCTAGAATATAGAAAGCCGACACAATGAAGTGCTGCGATATGAAATCCGGAATGCTGAAAGAACCCGTAGCATTCCAACGCCTGACACGCACAAGCGACGGCGCTGGGGGCTTTACTGAGGCATGGGCGGCAATCGCGGCCACACCTACGCGCGGACACGTCAAGGCCATGTCAGGCGGCGAACGGTGGCACTCTGACCGCGTTGAGGCATCGTCTACACACAAGATTGTTGTACGGTATAACGCCGTACTAACGACGGTGGATCGTGTCGTGATACGCGGGCTGGCGTACAACATCCGCTTTATCGACAACATGGAAATGGCCGACAAGTGGCTGTATATCACGGCTGAAGTTGGGGTCGCGGTGTGACAACGATCACCTTGGAGGGCGGCAAGGAACTAGCTGCCGCGTTGCGCAATGCGTCTAAGGATATGGTCGCGGCTGTTGAAGATGCGGTGACAGCAACGGGCCTTGAGTTGCGCGGCGATATTGTGAAGCGCATTCAACGCGGGCCAAAGACGGGCCGTGTTTATACGCGAAACGGCATTAGGCACCAAGCCTCTGCGCCTGGCCAAGCACCAGCAACTGATCAAGGCGACTTAGCGATCCAAACACTATTCCGAACAGTTAGCCCCCTAGCCATAGAAGTATTTAATACGATGCCAAAGGCTGTTTGGCTAGAATACGGCACTACACGCATGGCACCCCGTCCCGTGTGGCGTCCTGCCGTTGAGGACATGACGCCTAAGTTTCGCAATCGGCTGCTCCGCGCGCTGGGCATGGCGCTAGATTAAACACCCTTTG